ATTTATAAAATATCTATTATTTATTGATAAATATATAACCGTACTAATAATACCCTATCATAGTGAAAAAGATGTATTTAAATAACCTATTATTGTGAGTTACAATAGTAGAAATATATAGAGTTATTATAGGAGATTTATTGTTGGTACTTAAAGAAAGAAATATAAAGACTAATAATAATGAGTGTAGTAAGTGGAGATAGATATAATTATGGTAGTGACCTAGACACCTACCTCCCTTACTATCACTCAAAACCCTACAGTAAAACCCATCTCAACATCCTAATTCATCTTCTACTACAGGGAAATCTAACAATAAACCAACTAAAACTAACATACTTACAAGTATTTCCCCTTTAATAAGGAGATAAGAAGAAAGTCCTTAATACTTCTAATACTATTAAAAGTATTATCTTCTTATACTCCTTATATATTAAGATTCTCTTTCTTCCTTCCATCTTTTATACATATCTACTGCTTGAAGGATAAGTAATCCAGCTACTACCTTTGATAGGAATAATAATACTAATGCTAGCCAAAGATCCTCTAACCAGAAACCAATAGTAGGTACATACAATCCTAATAGAATACTTGTTATAACTAATAGGATAAAAAATATTGTATTAATAGTTTTCATTTGTAAATTGTTAGTGGTTATTAATAAGAATTTAAATCGTTAGGAAATTCTAAAGCTAGAAGTGGAACAGCCAATTGACTGCTCCACATTCTACAATTACTTCTTCCCTTCTGTACCTAGTACTTCTGCATGAATCTCTTCATCCAGATCAAATTCTTCTACGTTTGTAGTATTGCTTGTAGTACTACCTACAGATTCCATCATTTGTTGCATAAACCCTTCTGCTTGAATACGTGCTTTTGCATATTGAGTAGATGATTTATGGATAACTTGTGCTGTTGCTTCTCTCTTTAGAGTAAGAAAGCCTTCAAGTATCCTAGCACCATCTCTTTCAGCTTTGAGTTTATCACCTACTGATACCTTACCATATAACCTATGATTAGGATTGGTCATTGCAGGTGAATCTTCTGTAACTTCGTATTCATCTCCTTGTTTATGGAAATGAATACTACCACTTACAGTACCACCTTGTAGGTCTGCCAGTACTTCCAATACTTCTTGGTCATTCATACTGGTAACGTTGTCACCAATAAGAAATGATTCACGAAGATCAATTAAGAACTGATCATAACTACGAAGAATTGCAGGTTTATTAGCACCTACACGAATTGCTACTACGTTGATAGCTTCACCTTCCTTATTGAAAGGAATTTTACTGATTTTTGTAATTACAAGTTTCATAATGCTTTTAAAGTTTAAAATGTTTATATTTTGGAAATGGATTCGACGATCTGACTTTAGACCGGGGGAGTTCCATTCCCAAAACTTAGTAGTGGGGTGATAGTGGGGTGGACACCTCTCTTAAAAATATACAAAAAATTTTTAAACTACATACTAAATTTTTAGTTATAACTACTATCTACAATTAATCCCCTTTAATAATTAATAACTATTGAAAAATAAATTAAATAAATTTTAAATCTTTATTGGATATATGAATTATATTTATTAATTTTATGGCATAGTATCACGATACTATGTTTCAAGTCTATTGGTTTTTCTTTCCCAGAGTATAGGAGTTAATAACTCCTATACTTGTTTTTAGAACTAAATAAGATTAAAAAGTATGAAATATAAAGGGGTATTTTTAGGTCATTTTCGGGTATATTATATAATGTATAGGTAAATGATCAAAAATCATTTAAAAATTGCCCTATAGTTTTGTATTGAGTTGTGAGAGGTTATATTTTTACAAATAAATTTATAGACAATATGAAAAAAGAAACTTATGTAGAGACATTGTATTCACAAGTACAGGAATATGTAGAAGCTTTAAACAAGCAATGTGAAAGACAAGAACTATCTAATGTATATACATTGGAAATTAAGGATGGAACTGCCCCCTTAAGTACTGGGAGTGAAACTATAAAAAACTATAAAACTATGGAATTTAGGTTAGATTCTAATGAAGGTAGTTTTTTACTATATATTGCACACGCACCAGTAAAAAATCATATAGAAGCAAGTACTAATAAGAAATGGTTATTATCATTACTTAGAGATTTTATATATCAATGTTTTACTAACTATGCAGTTATGTCTCAGGCTACTATTATAGAAAATGAAAGAAGAAAGAAAGAAGCTGAAAAACCTTTAAAACAAGTTGGAAGTATGGTAGGATTAGATGGTAGACCATTAATGGTAAAAGGTAAATAATTGTTATCACTTATTACAGGGAAATGAAAATAGATGAAACTACATTAAAAGCTATTAAGGTTGTTAAAGAAAAAATAGAATCTAAGTTTGATATTGAAATATCCGAACAAGAACTTATAGATATAGTAGATTCTCAATTTCGTGGGGCTGTATATGGATTAAAGAAAGGAATAAGTGTTAAATTACCTGTTATTGGAAGATTTATATTCTTAGATAAAAAAAGTACTTTAGAAGAAATATTTAAACTTAATAAAGTTAGGGATTTTTATAGTGAAATAGAATTTAGCCAAAAGGTATTAGAAGGTAAAATAAGAACTATAAAGAGGAATAAAGAACGTATAAGTAAGGAAAAAAAAACTAAATATAAAGTTATAGATATAATAAAAAAGCCTAATATAAGTGGAGGACATATTTTATATGATGCTTTAAATGAAGCTTTAAAAGAAAGGAAAGAAAATGGACAATCAGGGATTATTTGAAATAGATGATAATGGATTACTAGTAGTAAATAAAATTGAAACTAGGAAAATACCAGAATTTAAGAAGATACTTATTAGAGATAAGGGAAGTGAGGGTGATTATGATGGTAGAAATAAATTCTTTGCTTTTAAAGAATTTATGTATATATATTTAGTTTCTGATCCTAAATCTACATTACGGGATTTACCATTAAAAGATAGGAAAGTTAAAGCTAAACATAAATCTGAATTACCTATTGATTGGAAAGAAGATGATACAATAAAAGATGCTATTGTAGCTTATGAAAATGAATTAAAATTATCTGGTATTGAATACGCATATTATAATGCTAGTAGAGGTATATATGCTATTGGAAAAGATATTGAACTATTTAATGAATCTAATGATTTACTAAGAGAACGAATTAAAGAACTTAGAAATGAATTAGATAATCCAGAATTATTACCTGATCAAAAAGAAGAAAAAACTTTACAACTTAGTAATAATATAGAAACACTTACTTCTAATACACAAGAAATTATAAAACTTAATAATATATTACCAAAATCATATCAAGCTTTAGAAGATTTATATAAGAAAATGAGAGAAGAAGCTTCTGAGAATAGTAAAGTATATGGTGGAGGTAGTCTAGGTAATAGGGAGGAATAAGTATGAAACTACAATCTATATCTAAAGGTACTAAAGGAAGTAGTCCATATAATAGAAATTGGATATTAAAAAACTCTCTAGAAATTATACAAGAGTATAATAAAGGTATATTATCTATAAGAGGATTACATTATAGATTGGTTGATAGAGGTATGACTAATGATATTAGACATTATAAGAAAGTAGGGGAAGCAATGAAATTTGCTAGATGGGATAATCTAATAGATTTTGATTTTTTTGTAGATAATGAAAGAGATATTATAGGTAGAACTAGATATGAAGAAACTACAGTAGAAAGTTCATTAGATAATGCTAAATACTGGATTGAGTACTATATGAATAACTACTATAAGAACAATTGGGAAAACCAAGAAAATTATGTAGAAGTATTTATAGAGAAAAAAGCATTACAAGGGGTATTTAAACCTATATGTGAAGAAATGGGAGTTGCATTAGTACCATGTAAAGGTTACCCTAGTTTAACTTTTTTAAATGAAGCTAGATTAAGATTTGATAATGCTTATTTAGATGGAAAAGACCCTATTATATTATATTTTGGTGATTATGATCCTAGTGGAGAAGATATTCCTAGAAGTATTGTAGATAATCTTAGTAAAATGGGATGTAACGTTGAATTAGATAGGAGACTATTATTAAAACAAAATGTAATAGATTGGAAATTACCATGTGCTCCTATAAAAGAAGGGGATACTAGAAGTAAAGAATGGGATGGTATTGGACAAGTAGAATTAGATTCAATTGACCCTAAGAAACTACAAAGATTATGTAGAGAAGCTATAAATGAATACTTTGATAAAGAATTATATAATGATTTATTAGAATTACAAAGGATAGAAAAAATTGAATATAAAAGTATTATTAAAAATTTTATAAATAACTTATAATATTCCATAAACTTAAAAATAAAAGTGATGAATAATAATTTTAATGTACCTGATATACAATTTGATCCTATTAACCATACTTATACTAGAAATGGATTAATATATACATCTGCTACTACAATAGTGGGTAAATATAAAAAACCATTTAATAGAAGATTCTGGGCAATGTACAGTACATTAAAAGAAACTTTTGAAATGTATGTTAGAGCAGATGAACCTAATAATGTTATATGGGTAAATCAAAGACCTTATACTTTAGATGAATTATATAGTATAGAAGTATATAAAGAAGGGTCAAGGATGATGAAAAATGGGTGGGATGATACTACTAAAACAGCTTGCGATAGAGGTAATAAAATACACGATTATTTAGAAAATACTATTAATGATAGTAAAGGAGATAATGGAGAATCAAACGATATTATAAAACCCTTACAAGCTTTGAATATAAATGTATTTAGTACTGAACATGATTTAGATTCTACTAATTTAAAAGAAGTTTATCCAGATATTTATTTTACTTTATTATATTATATACAGCAAGGATGTACTATATATGCAGAGAAGAAAGTATATATAGATACATATAAGGTTTCTGGTATGATTGATTGTTTAGTTATAAAAGATAATAATTTTATGATTATTGACTGGAAAACTAATAAAGATATTATACATTTTAAATCTGGATATTATAAAAAACAAAAAGTAGGTAACAAGTATATTAAAACTGATACTTGGATAGAACACCCTAAATATCTATTAGACCCACTTAACCATCTAGAAGAAAGTAAAGGAAATATCTATAGTTTACAATTAAGTTTGTATGCGTATATAATGGAAAGTTGGGGATATAAATTAATTAATAATGGACTACTAATATTTCATTTTAGACCTACAAAAAATCCAGAACGTATCCCTATAAAATATATGAAACAAGATATACATACTATGTTAGAACATCATAATAAAGTTACTTAATATGAAACTAATAAATAAACTGATAGATTGGTTAAATGCTGATGAAATACATGAAATAGATGTAACTAGAGGTATAATAGTTACAACTTGTAGAACTTTTCTATTAGCTTTTATTTTTATTTTATTAACTATACTAATACTTATAATATGAATAAAGCACTATTTTTAACATTCGATAATACTTTAATACATACTCTTAGTGGTAGAAGAATACCACTACATAGTAAAGATTGGAGAATAAATCCTGAGATATTAAATACTATACGCCATTATGATAGGCTAGGTTATAAAATTATTATAATAGATAATCAAGAAAGTGTAGCTGACGGATATATACATAAAGATACATTCTTAGATAAAGTATTATCTATTATAGATGTAGTAGAAAAAACTATAGAAATAAATGATAATCTTATATGTTATTCATTTTGGTTAGGTGATAAAGATGAGTATTATAAATTACCTAATCCGGGTCTAATATTTGAATGTGCCTTGGAATATGAACTAGACTTACATAATAGTGTTATGATAGGAGTATCTGATATAGATTACAATTTATTTATCAATTCTTCTATAGGGGAATTTTTGAGGGTTGATGATATTATAAAAAATGAATATTAGGATCTATGATCAATCCTAGTTATAGTGAAATACAATTAATACCAGATAGGGTTTTAAATACTCTTAAAGTCGATACTACTCTAAATGATTTAACTAATCCTTATGAGGTAGTTGAAGGATATGATGATAATATGACTTTGTTTAAAGCAAAAGATATATCATTTGTTAATACTAGTGAATTTAGTAGGTCAGCAAAATATTTTTTAAAAAATGGTGTATATACTAAGGCACACCCTATATATGATAAAGATGAATATGATGCTTTTTGGGATGAAGAAGAGAGAAGATGTATAGAGGGTATAACACTACCTGGACGTCTTATAAGAGAGAATGATGGTACTTATAAGATGCAAAATATCCATATAACTGGTGAACATTATGGGTATTTGAATTACTCCCAAATGAAAAAAACTAAAGAAAAGGAAGTACAAGGTGGGGCTTTAGTTTCTAAGGATGGAGAACTACTTACTAAAAGTGCAGATAAATTGACCTCCTTTCCAGACTTTTGGGAAGGAGATTATTTTTATTTCAAAGCTAAGGAAATAGCTAGAAGAATGGGATTGCACCTAGTAGTAGGTAAATCACGTAGGAAAGGTTATTCTTATAAAAATGGATGGATAGCAGCTAATAGGGCAAACTTAATAAAAAATAGTTGTACAGTTCTTGGAGCATTTGATAGTAGTTCATTATATCCAGAAGGTACTATGACTATGGCAGATAACTATTTACAATTTCTTGCAAAAAATACTGATTGGAGTAAAAGACGTTTAATAGATAGAGATGATTTTATAAAATTTGGATATAAATATAATGATTCTTTAGGTGTTGAAAGAGGCTATTTGAGTAGGATAATATGTGTAAGTTTTGGGCCTAATAGACCCGGAGCTGCAAGGGGTAAAGATGCTGACTTAGTACTAATAGAAGAAGCAGGTAAATGCCCTAATTTATCTGATGTATTAGATAGTACATTACCTACTCTTAAAGATGGTAGTTTAGTTACTGGTCAAATGATTGTATTTGGTACTGGTGGTGGAGAAGATAAATTATGGGAAGGTTTTGAAGATCTATTTTTCTCTCCATATGCAGAGGGTTTTATGAGTTTTGATAATATATGGGATGAGGGTCAAAAAGGAACTGAATGTGGATTTTTTATTCCATCTGAACTAAATAAAAGGGGTTTTATAGATAAACATGGTAATAGCGATGAACAAGGAGCTAAAGAATTTGAATTAAAAGAAAGAGAAAAGAGAAAGAAGAAAGGTACTAAAAAACTTAATGGGTATATAATGGAAGAACCATTTTGTCCATCTGAGGCTTTTAGTAGAAAATCCGATAGTATATTACCTGTAGCTCAATTAGCGGAACAATTAAAAAGAGTGCAACGTGATCCTAGTATAAAAGCTTTAGCTAAAACTGGTATAATAATTAATGCTGGTAAAGAAGGATTAAAGTTTAAGGATAGGATGTTTGCTGAAAGAGGTGAAGAAAAATTGTTTTATGACCCTATCACTGAATTTCCATTAAAATCTGAATCTGACCCTAGAGGTTGTGTTATAATGTGGTCTCCACCTTATAAAATAACTATGCCAGATGGATCAAGAATTATACCAGATAAACTATATAGAGCGTGGCATGACCCTTATGCTATGCCAAAAGAAACTAAATTTATTACTAGTAAAGATTCTTTAGGTTGTACATATATATTTGAAAGAAGTAATAATATTACACCCGGTTTAGGTGATAGATTAGTAGCATGTTTTACTGGTAGAAGGGACACAACAGATGAATACAATGATGAAATGTTTAATTTAGTTAGATATTACCATGCTGAATTAATGTTTGAAAATGATAGAGGGGATGTATTAAATTATGCTAAAAAAAATAGGTTACTCGAAATCCTTGTAGATGAGCCAGATATAATTTGGAAAAAAGCTTTACAAACAGCTAAAACAGGTAGAAATAAGGGTATTACAATAAACACAAAGCGAAAAGAGGACGGTATAATATATGTACGTGATTGGCTATTAACTAAAAGAGGTATTGATGAAAATGGAAATGATTTGCTAAATTTACACTATATTTATGATGAAGCTTTATTGAGAGAATTGATTAAATGGAATATGAAAGGTAACTTTGATAGAGTTTCCACTCTAATAGTAGGTATGTTTGATACTAAAGAACAATTTCATACAGAAATAAGTAAACCTAATCCTAATAGATTTAATCAATATAGTAATCATATTTTTGATAGAGACTGGTATTAATATAATAATAATAACAACTATATGGCTTCAATATATCCTAAACAAAAACTTACTTTAAAAGAGAAATTAAAAAGATCTTCTTCTGGAAGTAAGACTTGGGGTGAAGAAAATGTAGATTACTTTATAGAACAAACTTTATTAGATGGTGAACATGAAGAAATGATACGTCTATATAAAGTAATGGGAACTGAATTGGATAAAAGTGATTATGACTATATATTAAATCCTTTTAATACTGATATAGAAAAATATACTAAGTTTAGTGCTAGGCTTAGAAACTTCGATATAATAACACCCGTTATAGAATTATATGTAGGTGAATTTGGTAAGAGATTAAAAAATTATCAAGTTATAGCTACTAATCCTGATTTAGAAAATAAGTATAAAAGAGAATTAGGGGAAGTGCTAAAAATGTATTATGCACAAATGGCTATCAATTCCTTAAATAAATTAGGAATTAATACTGGTAAAGAAACTGTTGAACAGCCAAATGTAGATGAAGTAATACAAAAATTTGATAGGACTTATACAGAAAATCATGTAATTACTGGTAATGAAATCTTAGATTATATAAAATATAACGAAGATTTGGATGAAAAGTATATATTAATGTACTATGATTGGTTAATAGTAGGTAGGATTATAAGTTATAAAGATGTAAACTTTAATGATGTAAACTTAGAACATGTTAGTGCTTTGGAAAGTTATTTTCCTAAAAATAGTGAATCTCCTTTTATTGAAGATGGAGATTGGTTTGTTAGGAAAAGAAGTGTAACTCCTAATTATATATTAGATAAATTTCATGATAGGTTAGATGATGATGCTGTATCTGTATTAGATGAATTAAATAGAACTAAAGATTATCAATTAACTGGTGAATTTACTTGGTTACCTACTGCATATATTTCTAATGATGCTGATAAAAGAATTTTTAGTTTACATGATAGTGTATTTGGGGTTAATTTATACCATGTAGTATGGAGAAGTTTTCAAAAAGTAGGTATTCTATATAGGTATAATGAAATAGGAGAAATAGAAGAAATAGATGTTGATGATACTTATGTTTTAGATAAAGAATCTGGGGATATAGAAATAGAATGGGAATGGATAACACAAGTATGGGAGGGATGGGTTATAAGAGAATCTAGTATTGCAGATATATATATTGATGTTAGACCATTACCATATGATAGAGCAGAACTAAATAATAAATCTGAACAAAAGTTACCTTATAATGGAAGATATTTATGTACACAAGAAGGTGAGATAATCAGTTTAGCTAAGACTGGATATACTTATCAAATTTTATATAATGTAGTACATTATCAGATGGAAAGATTAATTAATAGGAATATGGATAAAATTATCGTATTACCTATTGGTATGATACCTAAAGATAAAGAAGGGTGGGATGAAGAAAAAACTTTATATCATAGTAGAGCTAGTGGATTTTTATTTATGGATGAGACTAGCCCTAGTGCAGCTCTAGCTTTACAAGGAATTAAAGTACTAGATGCCTCCTTAGGTAGCTTTATTAATGATAGTAGAGAGTTGTTATTAGGTATAAAAAGTGATTGGTGGGATGCTATAGGTATGAACAGACAAAGATATGGAGATACTAAAGCAAGCGATGGTAAAGGAGTAACTGAACAAGCTATATTTAGAAGTGCTATTATTAGTGAAGAACTAAATAGAAAATTTGAAAAATTCCAAGAAAAAGACTATGAGGGTTTATTAGACCTTAGTAAAATTGCTTTCTTAGGTGGTAAGAAATCTAAATATATAAATAGTGAAGAAAGAGAAGCCTTTTTAAATATGAATGCTGATGATGTTATTTATCATATGAATACTTCTTATGGTGTATTTGTTAAAAATAGTGCAGAAGAAACTAGAAAAGTAGAAGAATTAAGAGGTTATATGTTTAGTTATGCTCAAAATTCTGGAAGTTCTTCTATATTTATGGAAGCATTAGATTTAAAAAACTATACTAAAGGAAAAGAAGTTATTAGAAAATTAGAAGAAAATGAAAGAAAATTAAATGAGGATTTAAAAAGAAGGGAACTAGAAATAACTTCTAAAATAGAGGAGGAGAAGAGAAGTAGTGAAAAAGCTGATAGGGATATTAAAATATATGAAGCTGATATGAAATATGAAGCTACTATAGATTCAGCTAGAATTAGACAAGGAGATAATGAAGGAATAAGTACTGAACAAGATACTATAATTTCCCCTATAGAAGAAAGAGAACAGGATAGGAAAGATAAAGAATTAAGTCATAAAATAAAAGTAGATAATGCTAAACTTAATATTGAAAAAAAGAAGTTACAACAATCTAAAGTTAAAAATTAATTTAATCAATAATCTAATATAAAGAATAATGAAAGATTTTAATGTTTTAAAAGATTTAAATTTATTCCCATTAATAATGGATGGGGAAGAAGATCAAGAAATTGATATAGATAGTTTACTAGGTACTGGTGTAGGATCTGATAAGAACCATATTACACCTTCTAATACTCCTAATGAAGAAGAAGGTGAAGAAGAAGGTGAAGAAGAAGGTGAAGAAGAAGGTGAAGAAGGTGAAGCATCTAATTCTGATTATATCAAAAAATTATCTACTAATTCTGAATTAACAGATGAAGAACAAGTAATTCGTAATGATTTATTATCTCATTTTAAAGGGGAAGAATTTAATGAAAATGGAGATATAGTTGATAAAGATGGAAATGTTATAGCTTCTTTAGATACTATTGATAAATTTTTATCAGAAGAACCTATTTATGATGATAAAGGGAATGAAGTAGATGAAAAAGGTAAAATTATAAAAACTAAAGCAGAAGTAGAATTTGATAAGTCTGCAATTAAAGGAGTTATTTCTGATTTAGAATATGATTTAGTAGATGATAAAGGCAATCCTATTATATATGAAGACAATTTACAAGGTTGGAAACAATTAGCACAAGACATAGCTTCAATAGAATTAGAAGAATTTAAAAATAGTTTTTTTGAAAGTAACCCGATACTAAGAGAAGTTAGTAAACATTTATTATCTGGTGGTAAATTAGAAGATTTTAATAATCCTGTAGATTATACAAAAGTAGATAAAACAAAACTAACTGATATTGATAAAGTTGATTTAATCAGAAAATCTTTTTTGGTAAGTGGTATAGATAAAGAAAGAACTGAAGATTTAATAAATTTTATTAAAGAAAAGAAAGAAATAGACAAAGAATTAGATAAAGCTATTACTATACTAGATAATAACCAAAAAAGTTTACAACAGGAGCGAGATCAAAAATATCAACAATCTGTACAAGATGAAATTAATGCTAGGAATACATATTGGACATCTGTTAAAAAAGAACTTGATACAGGTAAAATAGGTGGATTAGATATATCAGATAAAGAACGTCAATCATTTTTTGAATATATTTCTAAATCTGTTGATAGTAATGGTAATAGTCAAGAGATGTTAGATAATGAGTCCGCTAGTTTATCTGATGATTTAAAAGCACGTTATTTAAGATATAAAAAATATGATATTTCATCTATAGTAAGAAAGGAAACTAATAAAAATAAAATAGAAAATATAAGAGAAAGAATAAATAGAGCAAATAAAAGTAAATCAACATCTAAGAGCAATACTAGGAGAGTTTCTTCTTCTGGTGGGGATGATGGTATAAACTTAGACAATCTATTACAATAATCATTAATTTAAATTAATTATTTTATTATGGAAGCAACTTTACCGAATCAACCTGCTGGAAGGATTTTGATTCATGAAAAATTTGATGGTAATGGGTTTACTAATAACAACTCCCTTGCTCAAATGCGTTTGACAAAGGCAGATCAAATTAATCCCGTTATTACTCACCTTATGGGTAGAGAAGATCGTAAATTTCCTCTAACCTTTCTAACAGAAGGTCAAAAAGGTGGAATGAAACGTATCGAAGTAGAAGATGTAGAGTATAACTGGCCAGTTATATCTCGTATGAAACAATCAGACGTTGTAGTAGGACATTCTTATTCTGCATCTGATAAACCTGGTATTGCAGGTTCTATTTTTAAAGTTAGATTTAAAACTAACTGGTTGAAACAACAACATACAATTCACTCTCCTAATGGAATCCAAGCTAGGATTCAAGGAAGACCTGAACCTGTAGATGGTGTATGGGAATATAAGTTAGTAATAATTTACCGTGACCCATCTGAGTATTGTCCTCTTAGTGAACTACAATATGGAGCTAAATGGTCAATGACTGGTGGAGCTAACGTTGCTGAATCTTACTCTAGTGGTAATGAAAGTAATAAACAAGCACCTGGTCGTTTGAAAAACCAAATTGGTATTCTCCGTAAATCTTATGAAATTGCTGGTAATGTATCTAATAGGACTGTAGAATTTCAGTTTAATATTAAAGGTAAGGTTACAAGTAAATGGATGCCATGGGAAGAGTATCAACATGAAATGCAATTTAAAGAAGTAATTGAAGAAAACCTTTGGTGGTCTAAGTATAATAGGGATGCACAAGGTAGGATTACTACTATTGATCCTGATACTCAATTACCTATTCCTATGAGTGCAGGTGTTGATGATCAAATCCCTCATAAAGATACCTATGGAATTTTAACAGTTCAAAAATTACATAATACTGTAGGAGATGTATTATATGGTGGTACTGATACAGGTAATATGGATGTAATTCTGTTTACAGGTATTGGCGGGGCTAGAGAATTTGATGCGTCTATTAAACGTGATACCACAGGTACAGGTGGTTGGATGCTATTACAAGGAGATGCAGCTACTAAATTTGTACGTGGAAATGGCACTCATAACTTAGAGTATGGAGGTTACTTTAATAAATATGTACATATAGATGGGCATACTATTACAGTACGTTTGTTAAATCTACTTGATTTTGGTAGTAGAGCAGATAATAGCCCTAAACATCCTATTTCTAATCTTCCATTAAGTTCATATGAAATGTACTTCGTTGATATGAGTATGTATGATGGAGATAGAAATGTTAAGATGGTATCTCAAAAAGGACGTTCAATGATTCGTGGTATTGAACAAGGTATGACTCTAGTTAAGGGTACGAATTACGGAGACTATAAAGGTAATGCTAATGATGTACGACTAGCAACAGATCAAGATAAAACTTCTATTCACTTCCTTAAAACTTGTGGAATTTTGATTAGAAGAAATACACATTGTTTTAAACTATCTTGTGACCTTGAACCCGCGATATAGTTTGATTTAGTTTAGTTATGATTAAATTTAGAATGTAAGAAAGGTAGGTAGTATTCCTACCTTTCTTTAAACAATAAAAATATAAATAATGAATACAACAACAGCGACAACAAATACTGGTTTATTAGTTACTACAGAAGTATCTATTAGAAGAAAACCCGGTTTAGTAGGTTTACCTGGAGATGATCCTACTAATTACAATATTAAATTAGGTAGTTCTTTAAAAGGTGATGGGCCTCTAAGAGGTCTTAATAGAGAAGAAGAAAAGAAATATCTACCTAGTATTATTAATGTATATCCTGAAGATCACACTCATTGGTTAACTGCTACTTCTGATTATTGGAGTAATATTGCCGTACCTATTCCTTCTGATGAAGAAACAGAAAATAGAGATTTAAGAGGGAAACTATTACGTTTTGTAGTTGAATTTACAAATAAAGGTATAGTTGAACAATATAATGAATCCTCTTTAGAAGATAAAGCTACTATTATTGAAAAATATGGAAAAGTAGTAGAAGGTGTTCCTAATTATGTTTTATTTAGGTATTGTTTAGTTTATGGTAGGGTAGCTAATAGATTTAGTGATATTGGTAAATCTGCTAAAATTTGGTTTTATCTATATAGTAAAGATCAAGAACGTAAGGCTAAATATAATGTATTTAAGGAGAGAGCTAAAGCTAATAGAGCCTTCTTAGATATTATGGATGATGAAAAAATAGTAAATTCTTTACTTAGAATGTTTGGAACTAATCCTGAAACTTTAAATACATTAGAAGATAAACATTTAAAATTAGATGAATATATTAAAGATAAGCCTACTACATTCTTAGATTTTATTAAAGATAAAGATTTATCTATTAAATCTAGTATTAAAAGAGCTGTAGAATTGGGAATTATTTATAACCCTCAACATACTGATTCATACTATTATGGGGCAGAGCATGAAGTACTATTAGGTAATACCTTATTAGATACTGTACTTTTTATGAAATCTACAGATGAAAAGAAAGTACGAATTAAAGAATCTATTATAGCACAAATTAAAAACATGTAATATGACTGTAGAAGAAATGCACATAGGAATAGACATGGGATTACAAAAGGTTAATACCTATACGCAAAAAAATCTACTACCACAAGAAAAAGACTTCTTCTTAAATGGGGAAGTCTTAAAATTTATAAAACAACGTATTAATCCTTTATCAAATGTTAAAAGACAAGGAATTGATGAAACTATAAAAAGGTTAGAAGATTTAAGTGATTTAAAAAAGACAGTAATTTTACCTATTAGAAAAATTTCTAATAGTGAAGGTATTTGTATTTTTCCTAGTGATTACTATTCCTATATTTCTTCTTCAAGTAATATATATCAATTATGTAGTAATGAAGTTATAAATCCTCAAACTACATCATATTATAAATGTACATTTCCACTAAATTTTGATCCTTTAACTACTTTAACATCTTATAGTATAACCTTAAATAAACCTAGTGGTAATGTAGAATTATTTAATATTGATAATTTACCTTCTGGTTATTTATCTGATATAGATATTAATAAACAAAAATTTATGTTGTTAAAATCTATAAAAATTTTAGTACCAGAAGTACTAGATACAGTAGATACTGGTAATTATGATTTTTACTGGGAAAATTATTCAAATGAATTTAATAATAATAAATTTGTATTAATATCTAATGAAATTATTACTAATATTACTATAGATATAAATGGTGATAGTACTGTAATAAATCCAGAATCTCTATCTTATAATAATTATACTTTTGAATCAGATTTATGGTCTAAGAATAGATTACCCGAAGAAGAATACTATGAAGATAATAGGGTGTCATCCTTGTCTGGTAGTCGTCCAGATTCGATTCTAGCCAATTTAAAAAAACAAATATTAAAAATTGAATTTCCAAAAAGTGTGATATGTAGTCAAATAAAATTAACATATTTTCAAAAACCATCTTTAATTGATATATATTTACATAGGAATCTAAATTTAAAAGATACTGTAGAAGAAGAAATAGTAAATAATACTATAAGATTTTTAAAAGGTGTATTTAATGGGGATTATAATACATATTTACAAGAAAATATTATGATTGAATAATTAATAAACTATTAGAAAATGAACAAGATTTTTATTTTAAAAGATGTAGATTATGCAGCTTCTACCGGAGCAGCTATATCTTCAATTGCTGATATAGCCTTACTAGCGCAAGGTGCTATGGCTATTTTTGATCAAGATGGTGACTTAATTGACCCCGGAGCTTTAACTGGTACTTATAGTGAAATCTTCTTAGCGGTAGGACTTGCAGAAGGTATGAGTTTATCTGTACCTATCCCTGTAGTTGTTAAGAAATGGAATGTACAAGCTTATCGTGCACCTGTAAAACCAGTTATACAAGTAGGGGATGCTCTTACAACTGCACAGGTAGATACTATTACTTTAACAGGTACATCTGGTACAGCTAATGTTACTTTAGCAGGTGGTTTAACTAAAACTGCTACATTTGATACTAATTTGACTACTACAGCTGCTAATTTTGTTACCACTCATGCTGCTGCTTATGCTGCTGAAGGTATTACTGTTACTAGTTCTGGTGCCGATCTTATTTTTACTGCTACTGTTGCTGGTGTACCATTTGTTAGTCCAGCTATTGCAAATGCTACAGGGGACTTAGCTGGTACTATAGTAAATACTACTGCTAATAAATCAGCTACTACTACTTTACAATTTTTAGCAACTGGAGAATATTATATTAATGTAAAAGATAATACTTTTACTAATAAATATGGTGTTAGAACAGTAGATGCTTCTGGGTATAGGCAATCATATATGACAGAAGAAAATGTTGTAGATGATGTTGTGTCTAAACTTAATAAGACTGGATCATTTGTTGTAGCTACTAAAGTAGGTAATTCTACAGACGGATGGGGTATTTCTATTACTACTAAAGAATATGGGGTAATTATTAATGTATCTATAGGTGGAATGTTTGAAGGTACTCCAATATATACAGATGGTACAAATGGTTCTGTAGTACAAGTATTTAGCTATGGATCAGCAGAAGATGTTCTACAACTAGAGAAAGATTTTAGTGTATTTGAGGGTAACTCTAATCCTGTTGATTATACTGAAGAGTATTTTCCAAAAACTACTGAAACTGTATCTACTTCTAATTATGAAATGATCAATATTCTTTGGAATGGTTCACATAGTACTCCATCACAAATAAAACATGTAATGAATAATAGAATTGTTATTGCAGGTGTAGATGGTTCTACTATATTAGATAATATCCAGACTATTCTTTCTGGTGTTCTTACTTCTACTGAATCTAAAACAGTAGCTTAATAATTTTTATATATGAGTACTCCTATTCGTAGGGGTACTCTAATTTTTTAAAACTATGTTACTAAAAGATACAGCTACATTTAGTATAAGTGTTTCAGAAGATATTTATACTTTTACAAATAAAACTGGTGGAGACTTAATATATAGTTTATATAGACAAGATGCAGTTAAAGTTCTTATATCAGAAAATACTGTAGCTGCATTAGGTTCAGAATCAATAACTTTTGATGGGGATGGATTATATATAGTAGATGTTGCTGGTAATGAAACAGAAATAAGATATTATTTGCAACTACAGGAAAACCTGTTAAGTGTTATAGAGGATTTTCTAAATGATTGTTGTTCATTTGCTAATCCTACATATGATTGTAGTTGTACTGATCCTATAGAAGTCAGATGTTCTCAATTTGCATCTGTACAAATAATGCTTCTTACTTATAAAAATTTAGTATCAGAAATACTTAATAATTCAGGTTCTGCCCTTTATTTATTACAAGCATTTGAATTATATGAAAATGAAATAAGAACAGCCTATTTAAATCATTTTTCACAAGAGTGTATATCTGGTAAGAGTCTATATGGATCAAAAACACTAAAATATATAACTCCTATATATTATACTCTATTTTTAGAAACTGAAAAAAGTGAAAGAGATGGAGAAGATAATGATTATATAGAATCTAAATTTAATTATTCTACTATTTCATCTAGTATGAATAAATTAGGTATTAGTTATAGTCAATTAAAATCTATTGTTACCACAACTATTTTAATTATTATTATTTCTTTAAATTTATCTATTCCTATAGATAGAAGTATTGATGTAACATATACATTTTCATCTTCTGATTTTCCATATACTAATGGTAATCCATTAGGTAGGACTCATATAAGAATTAATACAATACCAAATGAAGGTGAATTAGCTTATAATGGTGACGTACTTGGAGTTGATTTATCATTACCTTATATTATTGAAGAATCTAATATAGGTAATTTAGTATATACATCTAATGCAAGTAATACTTCCGCTTATGATGTAATATTTGATTATGATTCTAGTAATAATAATAAATACAATTGGGGTTAATGGCCACTATTACTCTTAACATATCTAGTATATTAACATCTATTAAACTTGGTTATCTTTATAATTGGTACACTACTACCGATATTAGAAATATAGGTAATACAGATTGGGATACTCCTACATTATTAGAAATAGAGGATTTAAGAACTTTTATAGGGGGTCTTAATTCTGGAGGGGATATGAAATCTACAGATGAAATTTATTGGTATTCTCCTAATGAAGGTGCAACTAATTTAAGAGGATTTTCAGCTAAAGGTAGTGGTAGTAGAAGTTTTGGTGGTAATTTTGGGGGTATGTTAATTTCTGCTAATTTTTGGATAAAAGATGAAGACCTAAACCCTGTATATGCAATGAATTATAATTTTCTTTATTATTTAGATACTTTTACTATTACAGGAACAAGACCTAAAAATGCGGGTTATTCTATAAGATTAGTAAAAAATACTACTACACTAAATGAGGGTCAATCAGGTTTATATGTAGGAAATGATGGTAAAGTATATTCAACTATATGTATAAATGGTAAAGAATGGTTAGCAGAAAATTTAGCTGAAACTCAGTATAGAAATGAGGACTTTGTAGATAATATAACTGATGATACTTTATGGGAAACCTCTATAGTAGGTGCTAGGTGTGCTTATGATAATGATGAAAAAAATGTATAAATAATAAATATAAACAATGGAAAAAGCTGATGTTAAAATATTATTTAAATATCTTAAAGATATATATTTAAGATTAGTTAATAATACTTCTAATAGTATTGTTACTGTAAATGGTAATCTTAATACTCAAGAAGTTTACTCTTTAGAGGATACCGATTCATTACTATTAGTCTCTAATACAATAGGATATTTAAGTATTGGAGTTGAATCTGGTACTACAGTTGATATTGCTATTAGTGGTAGTAATACCATTACTTTAAATGGAGATGCAGTTAATGGTTTAGAAATTGATTTTTCTAAATATGTTAATGGAGTAAATCCATCAAATATAACTTTAACTGTATCTGGGGTTAATAAATGTTTAATTGAATTAGGTAAAAAAGTATAATTATGGGATTTAGAACTAAAGGATATGGAGAGAATATTACTCTACCATTAAATCCAACAAATACTATTCATACACCTGGTAGAATTAGATTTAATCCAACTGATCATACTATGGATTTGGATACTGATCTAGATGGTGTATCTATTCAATTAGGTCAAGAGACTCTAACTATAGTATATAATGATACAGGTGTTCAAATAAATAATGGTAGTATCATCTACCCTACTGGGGAAATTTTTCTATCTAGAGCTAAAGTAGATTTAGCGTCTGCTACTACTCATGAAACCTGCCCACAAGAACTATTTGTAGCTACTATGGATATTCCTGATGGAGAGTTTGGATATGCTGTAGAATTATCTGGTAGAGTAAGAGGATTAGATACTAGTTTATTATCTCTAGGTGATGTATATTTATCAACTATCCCAGGTGCTTTTACTCAAACAAAACCTCTATCTCCTAATTATTCTAGAAAAGTAGGATCTGTAACTGTTATAGATGCAGTAAATGGAGAAATACAAGCTAGAATAACTGGTAGTCCAATAGATACTACTATTAATTTTTGGAATGGTATTTTTAGAGAGACTATATCATTTACAATTACTAGTAATGGTAGTACTATTATAGGTTCATTAGAGAGAAAAAATGGGGGTGATTTGACTGCTATATTTAGTGATGGTCTATATCTATTAGATACTACACCTCCTTTAGAAATTAATTTAGTAGCTGGTACAGATACTAATCCACAAATTCAATATGTATATTTTTTACAATCTTCTAAAACTTTAGAAGTTGCTACAGGAGATTGGCCAGTAACAGAGCATATTAAAATATCTACTGTAGTTTTAAAAAGTGCTCCAACTACTCAATCAGAAGGGGGAGCTTTTAGAAATCAAAACTGGAATGATCATATTGAATCAATAGATAATAATATAGGACATTTACAACATATTGGTGAAAGAATAAGACAACATCATGCAATACATCATGCAGGAACTGAAGGGTCTTGTACTATTGTAGAGGGTTCTCCTGATAATGTCTATATATCTGTTACTAGTGGAATAGTATTTCAATTACATAGGCAAACTTTTCCTGCATTTAATATGCAAACTGGAGATGACATCCATATTGTAAATGATTTTACTACCCCTTATAAAACAGTAACAAATTTAAATAATGAAGTATTGGATGCTAATGGGAATACTTTATCTAATAAAGCATTCTCATTTGTAGTATGGGGTATTTGTAATAGTGGAGGAGAATTAAGTCATTTAATGTTAAATAAACCTTCAAATGGATATAGTATTGGTTCTCCTAATGATGCTATTAATGATGCTTTGAATTATTCTGTTTATGATATTCCTACTATATTTAAAGGAACAGGTTTTCTAATTGCAAGATTTACATTTACATTAGGGGGAGGTGGACTACAATGGACTTTAATAGATACCCAAGATTTAAGAGGTTATGTACCTAATAATATAGCAGGAGGAGGTACAGGTGGATCGGGTATTACTACTTATTTAGGATTAACTGATACTCCTGTTACTTATACTGCTTTAGCATTTCAAAGAGCTAATGCTAGTGGTACTGCATTAGAAAATGTTCTAGCAAACGGAGTAAACTTATCAGAATTTAATAATAATTTAACTCAAGATAATATTCCTAATGGAACTACTTATGTTCAAACAGAAAATAATTATACAGATGTAGAGAAAAGTAAATTAGCAGGACTAGAAAGTTCTAAATTTCTAGGGCAGTATGCTAGTTTAGGTGCTCTTGAAACAGCTTATCCTAGTCCTCCTATTGGTAGTTATGGTTATGTAGATGGGGGTATAGGTAGTGATGTTACTACTTATATATGGGATAATGATGATAGTAAATATGTAGCTCAATTAGGTGAATCTAATGCTGAAACCTCTGCTAGTATTAAAACTAAATATGAATCTAATCCAGATACAAATGCTTTCACTGATATTGAAAAAACTAAAGTAGGTAATTTAAGTGGAACTAATACTGGTGACGTTAGTTTAGTAGGTGAACCAGACTATCTTACTATAGTAGGGCAAGTATTAACTAGAAATTTAATTAATTTAGTTAATCATATTACTGGAACTTTAGGAATAGGAAATGGAGGTACAGGACAAACTACTGCTTTAGCAGGATTTAATGCCCTAAGTCCATTAACAACACAGGGAGATATTATTTATCACAATGGTAGTGATAATATAAGATTAGCAAAAGGTACAGCCGGACAGGTGTTAACTATGAATAGTGGGGCTACTGCACCAGAATGGGCAGATGCAGGTGGCGGTGCTTCATTATTAGATTTAGTTGGTTATCAAGAAGGAGGATGGAGCGCATCAGGTAGTGGAGCAGTAGTATCTGGATGGGGTTTATGTGGATTATTATCAGTAATCCATAGTTCTTCTGGTGCTGGGGTTGATAGTGATGGTGCATATCTAGAGCAAATCCCTACTGGGTCTGCTAATTACGATATGTACATATCATCTGGAAATGGTTCTGCGTATATATGCGAAAGTCTTTCTTATCCTGTTTTTATGGTTAAATTTGGGCGATCATTAAATACAAGTTTTGGACTAGATGTAGGATTGAATGACGCAACAAGTTATTCTACTGTATTCAATTTCATAGGAATAACTGATAATGGGTCAGGAGGATTACAATTTGAAACCGCAGATGATGGAGGTGAAACAACAACAGCAACAGGGGTCACATGGACAACTCAGACATTAATCTTAGTATGTGAGGTAGTTAGTAATACAGAAGTTAATTTTTGGCTATATGATTCTGATTATACAGAATTAGCTACAGCTACTCATACCACTAATATCCCTGACATTAATGAGCCTGCTTTTTTAAAAAGCTTATACAGGGATAAAGCTGGAAACAGTTCAAACACATTTAAACAGTATGCGGCTAAAATAATCCTTAAAAAATAACAAATGAAAAAATATAAAATAGAAAATAATCAAATAGTTGAAGAAGTAATTCTTAAAACTATACAAGATGTAGATAAATATTCTTATGAAGATGGGTGGAGAGATGATATTAAACCTACTGAAATAAATTGGAGTACTCAACAATTAGGGGATATATATTTTGATACTAATTTAGATAAGGTTACTTGGACTGTTATTGATAAAGAATTACCTTCTTTAGAAAAATTAAAATCTCAAAAATATAAAGAATTAAATTCTACTAAAGAAGAGATTACTAATATTATTAAAGATTTAAATAATAAATATAATCCTTTAGGATTAACTCCTAATAGGATACCTACTGATTTAATTTCTTTTTTAACAGCTAATCATCCAGAAGATTTAAATACCAGAGCTATTACAGAGATAGAATCTTTATCTACAAAAGAAAAAGCCATAAATTATAAAATTAAAGGTACTGAGATTAAAGATTATATTGATTATCTTAAAAGTTTCTTATAATGTTTAGTAATTTTAATTTTAATAAAATAAAGAATATATTATTTTTAATATGGAAAGATAAAGTAGATATGGCTATGTTAATTATCATTGTCATACTATTTATTTCTTCCTTTATTACTAATAATGATTTTGCTTTAGGTTCTATTGGATTTATAAGTATATATACTTTTGGTAGTATATATAGACAAGCATATTGGAAATACATGTATAAAACTAAATAATATGTATATAGAAGCAGGTGATGTAGTAATGGTACATTCTAAAAAACCTATAGGTAGGTTAATACAATTTGGAATGAATTTAATAAGATGGACATCTATTAAATCAATTTTAAGAATCTTACAGGGGAAAGAACCTATTTACAAATTTATCTATAATCATGGTGGTATGGGTAGGTTTAGTAATACTATTCAAGAAGCTATAGCTAAAGGTGTTAAAACTAGAAATGAATCTTTAGCCTATCCTCATATGAAATTAGCTTCTAGTTTAGAAGATGCTAGATTAAATTCTAAAAAGTATATTATTGCCGTTTATAGATATAATTGGACTCAAAGACAATTAATAGCCCATGAAAATTTATCTAATAGTATAGAAAATATTAAATATCAATTTGATAATTTTTTATTATATCTTATTTATATTTTATCTTTTAGAATTATATGGCTAGGAAAACAAAATATAAAAGCTACAAATAATATTTACTGTACTGAGGCTAATTCATATAAAATGTTTTATATGACTAATCCTTTATTATCTACAAATAAAATAGATAAAGATATACATTATAGATTAAGAAAATATTGGATTGGACATCCTCTTAAACAACAACTAATTTGTGAAGATTATTTTATACCTACTTATTATTACTTATAATATCTCTTAATTCAGTTAATAAGTCCTTAACTTAGTATAGTATGAATGATAAAATTAAAGAATTTAACCATGTTCTGCAAAGTGGATATGAAAAAATAAGCGAATTTGATAAAAAAGGACATGAATTATTAATTAATATAGAAACTAAAGCAAATGAAGTTTTTAATAGTATAAATACTAAAAATAATAATGCTATCTGTAGTATAAATAAAATGATAAAAGAAACTACAGATAAGTTAGAAGAAGCTCACTTAAATGATAGAAAACGTATTGAAGAAAAATCTGATAAAGCTTGGAATTTTCTAAAATGGTTTGCAATACTATCTATAGGTTCTAGTTTAGCATTATCTTTTGCTAATAAATTAGTATTAGAAACTAAAGCTAATGATTTAGAACTTAAAAACTATTATATGACAAAAGATAATGCTAGAAAAGCATTTATGTTACATGAAGAAAGAATTAAAAAACTAGAATCAGACTCTATGTTAGTAAAAGATAATTCTAACTATCAACTAATAATAGAATCTTTATTTGATGAAAAAAGTAGAGGTAATAAAACTAGATAATTATGTGTAAGTGTATCTATTTTAAAATATATGAATTAGTATCTGAACAAGTTTATAATAAATATGGGGAATCTGCTTGGAGGTTTTTTGATCCTAGATTATTAGAAACTTTAGATTGGGTTAGACTAAATTTAAATAAACCAATTATTATAAATAACTGGTATTGGGGAGGTCATTTAGATGAGAGGGGTTTAAGATGTAATTTAGATTCTATAGTAAAAAATGCTACATTAAGAAATAAATTATATTGTTCTGCTCATACTAGAGGAATGGCTGTAGATTTTACGGTAGAAGGAATGACAGCACAGGAAGTAAGAAATTGGTTAATTAATAATAAAGATTTAATACCTTCCCCCATAAGATTAGAGAAAGATGTATCTTGGGTTCATTTAGATGTAGTAGATACAGGAGAAAAAATATATTTATTTACTGCTTAATATGTTACAAAATAAAACACGAATAAGATTGACTTGGTATGCTGTAGTTTCTTCTACAGCTATTGCCATTTTAGGAGTATTTAAAGGTATGGAAACATTAGCTATAACTGCTTTAGGAGTTATAAGTACAGTATCTATGGCTTATATAGGTAGTAAAGCTTATACTAATGCTAAATTTATGGAAACAAATGTCAAAAATAAAGAATAATATATCAGTATTAATATGGGTAGTATTTATTTTTATACTATTACCTATATTATTTAACACAAATTATAAGCATAATTTAATAAAATTTTTAGGTGGTTATACAACTAAAGATACTATTAAAATTTCTATAGATACTCTAGATATTAAAATAGATACTACTAGAATCATAAATAATTGGATAGAAGTTAATGCAGATTTATTTGAACCTATTATAATAGATAATACTAAAGATAGTATTGTTTATAAAGATAGTATTATTTATTTAAATAATGGTATAATATACGATTATAAAAATTCTATAACTGATAGTTTATTATTTGGTTATATACATACTAGTATAGATTATGGAAATAAAAAAATATTAGCTCAAAATTTGGTTTATAAACCAAAATTTCCTATTATTATAACAAAAACTATACCTATTCTAAAAACTATAGAAACAAATACTTATAATAATTATAAAATAGGTGGAGGATTTGATATAAATAGTTTAGGAGATATAGGTATAATAGGGGCTTATCAAAATAATAAAGGACTTCAATATACTATAACTTATGAATTAAATAATAGTATTCCTAATAATAGTTTAAGATTTGGTATAATAAAATTTTTTTAAATGGCAACTATAACACTACAAATAAGTTCTTTAAACTCTTTTGAAACTGTTTGGAATATGACTTCTGGTAATTTTACATTACCTTTAAAAAGTGGATTATTTACACATGACTTCTATGTAGATTATGGTGATGGAACACCTGCTGTCCATGTAAGTAGTTATAATGATCCTAATGCTACTCATAGTTATGTCTCTGATGGTACTTATATTATAAAAATATCTGGTATTTGTGAAACATGGAATATAAATAATAATTCTAATATAAAAGATAAATTAGTATCTATACAAAATTGGGGTAGTGTTGGTTTTAAATCTCTAAATTATGGATTTTATGGATGTTCTAATTTAGTATCTTTACCTTCTGGTGGTATAACTGGGTCAGAACAAGTAACAGATTTTAGTGGTACATTTGGTGCATCTGGATTAACTTCTATACCTTCTGATTTATTCAGTCTAAATACTAATGCCACTTTATTTAATTCTGTATTTCAAGATTGTGATGGATTTACATCTATACCTAGTACATTATTTAGTAATAATACTAATGCTACTAGCTTTTATCAATCTTTTTATGGATGTTCTGGTATTACTACTGTACCTAGTACATTATTTAGTAATAATATTGATGCTACTAATTTTAGAGGTACATTTAGAAATTGTAATAATTTTATTACATTACCTAGTGGATTATTCAATAATAATATTAATGTAGAATCCTTTACAGAAACATTTAGAAATAGTGCTATTACATCTATACCTTCTGGATTATTTGATAATTGTACTAATCTACTATATTGCGAATCTACTTTTGATAATTGCTATTCTTTATCTAGTATTCCTATTGGATTATTTTCTAATAATACCTTAGTTCAAACTTTTAAAAGTGTATTTTATAATTGTGATAGTTTGACATCTATACCAGATAATTTATTTAATGGTTGTAGTGATAATACTACATTTGAAAGTGCTTTTCAAGGAAGTAGTAATATAGTTACAATGGGTAATAATATATTTAATAATTGTAATAATGTCACCACATTTAGAAGAGCTTTTTCAGGTTGTGTTAAACTAACTAATATTTCTACAGGTTTATTTAATAGTTGTAGTAATGTTACTAGTTTTTATGAAACATTTTTTAATACTGATATATTAAGTATTCCAATTGGATTATTTGATAATTGTCCAAATGTAACAACGTTCGAAAGTACGTTTAATCAGATAAATACTACGTCTATTCCAATTGGATTATTTGATAATTGTCCAAATGTAACAACATTTAAGAGTACATTTTTAGGATCACCTATTACATCTATACCTTCTGGATTATTTGATAATTGTACTATAGTTACTACATTTGATTCTACATTTAGAGGAACTCTTATCACATCTGTACCTAATAATTTATTTGATAATAATGTTTTAGTTACTAACTTTACTAGCACTTTTTGGATAACAGGACAATTACATACAGTTCCTTCTGATTTATTTCAATATAATATAAATGTTACAAGTTTTATACAAACATTTGCTAGTTCTGCGATAACTTTTGCACCTGAATTATGGGTATCACATCCTTTAGCTTCTCATACTAACTGTTTTTATTTATGTACTGGTGCAAGTAACTATGCTTCTATACCTAATGATTGGAAAGGATTATAATTATGACTTTAAATGATATAGTTGAAAATATTGCATACTCTTTAGGAGATCAATTTAATGATACTCTTAGACAAGCTTTAAAACATACTGTTATTATATATAGGGCAAAATTAATTAAAGATGAACTGGATAGAAATTTTATGAGTTATCCAGACTATCTTCAATACTTCTATGCTAAATTGATAAAAATAGATAAAACCCCTTATTGTGATACTTGCAAATTATTAAGAACAGAAACAAGAATAGCTAAACCTTTAAGAATTAAAGGACTTGGTAAAGCCCCATATAAATTTGTAGGTCAAGTTGATAGTGGAGAATCTTTTGTTTATTCTCAATTTGAGGAGTTTAAGTATTTACAACATTTAAAATACCAACATAATACTATATATTATACTTGGAGTGATGGATATATTTATATCTTAAATAATTTACGGTTATGTAATATTAAAGTTGAATCAATATTTTCTGATCCTAGGGATATTAATATATCATGTGAGGATAGTAAAACTATATTTGCAGATGATAGAGAATTTCCTATTTCAGAGGCTTTACTAGTTATTATAAGAAAAGGAATCATTAGTGGTGAGTTTCAGATTATAGGAGATGGTGAAGAAATAACTTTGAAAAATGATAACAACTGATTTATTATATAAGATGTATATGGAAGTTATTAATATAAGAATTAATAACTTATTAGAAGAAAATTTATCTTATTATACTATATATAATAATTTAATTACTAGAATATCATCTTATAAAGATTATATAAATTCTTGTACTAATTATACTATAGAAGAATTTTTAAAACTTACTAATGAAAATAGATTAGATAAAATCATATTTAGTAATGATTCTATTTTTATAGAAAGTAAA